GGCCAGTTGATAAAATTGTAACCGAACATGGGTTTGTAATTGAAAACAAAAAAATTAATGTATCAAATTTTGATGGGTATGATTTAGTATTGTTGGGTGATATTCACAAACCAAATAATGCTGTATTGGATAATAATCATATTATGTATCCAGGTTCATTAATTATGCAGAACCACGCAGAATCACTTTATCCAGAACACGGAATTTTGGTGTGGGACATGAACACTTTAACAAGTAAATTCGTTAGTATTCCAAATGAATATGGTTATGTCACGGTTGATATTGAAGATGGACATATTGTATCCAATACTTATATCCCACCAAGACCACGGATGCGTGTTCGTGTTAAGAACACCAAAACCGCAGAGCTTAACAAAATTATTGCGGACCTAAAAAAAGGTCGCAAGATGGAAGAATTAACTATTCAAAAAGTAATCACTCATAAAACCCAAGGTGAACATGAAAAGATTGTTCTTCAAAATGTTCGTGATGTTGCTTTCCAAAATAAATTAATTGAAGATTATCTCACCGAAACCGAACAATTAACCGAAGAACATTTGGGTATTGTAAAGTCAATTAATGCCGACATTAATGCAAAGTTGGGTAGTGGTCGAATTATTACAAATTCTACTTGGATTCCAAAAACCTTTGAGTTTTCAAATATGTTTTCGTATGGGCCAAATAATATTATTAATTTCAGTAATATGAAAGGCGCCTATGGTATCTTTGCTCCAAATGCAAGTGGTAAGTCAACACTTTGGGATGCGTTATCGTTTTGTATATTTGATAAATGTTCACGAACCTCAAAGGCTGATGATGTTATGAACTATTCAAAAAATTCATTTGATTGTAAATTTACTTTTGAGTTAAATGGTATTGATTACATCATCGAGAGGGTAGCTAAGAAGTCGCCTAAGAGAGGCAGTGTTAAAGTAGATACCAACTTCTATCGAATGGTAGATGGTCAGTCAGAGTCGCTTAATGGTGAACAGCGTAGAGATACTAACTCAATCATCCGTGAGTATGTTGGAACATATGATGACTTTGTATTAACAGCAATGTCAACTCAATCTAATAATACAGGCTTTATAGATAAATCACAAAAAGAAAGAAAAGAACTACTTGCTCAATTCTTGGATATGGATGTATTTGAAGGATTATATCAGATTGCAAGTGAAGAGGTGAGAGAACTATCAGCTCTTTTAAAAGACTACAAAAACCAAGACCTACCAACCCAACTTGCAGAAGCAGAAGAAACCCTTACATCTATCACAGGCTCATTAGACACTCTACAAGAACAAAAAACAAAATTAGAAGGTCAACGAAATGTAGTAAATACAAAGATTGAATTTGAGGTTCAAAACTTAAAGCAAGTGGAGGATATCGGTGACATTGAACAATTAGAAGCTCATTTAAAATCCTTAATTACACAGCGAGATTTACAAAATAACGAATGTAGTATAAACCTTACGGAGGTTACAAAAATAGAAACCAATCAAAAAGATATTGAATATAAAATAAATTCTATTGATATTAAACACCTTCGTGAGCAAAATGATTTGTATAAGTCATATGATGACCAATTCAATACAATGGGTCTTGAGTGTGACAAATTAGAATCACAAATGATTCACGCAAAAAAACACTTAGATGGTATTGGTTCTCTTTCATTTGATGATAATTGTAATCATTGCGTTCAGAACAAAAACACACCATTTGCACAACAAGCACAAACTCTTTCGTCTGAAATCAAACGATTGGGTAAAGAGTATGGTGACCTTGTAAGTAAAAGAATGGGTGTAATGTCACTTCGAAACGAGTGTGATGTTACTAACGACTTAAAAAAGTGGGATTCGCTTTCACAACAATGTTCAAATTTAGATAGGGAATGGTTACGAGCAACTAAAGCATATGACTATTGTGTATCGCTTGTAAAAGATTATGATATTTCTATTCGAGATTTGGAATCGGATATTCAAAAAGCAAAAGGTCAACAAGAGGCTGTTGAACACAATAAGTTAGTGCAGGAAAAGATAAAATCTTTTAAAGTTGCAAGAGTTGAAATTGAAGAAAACATCAAAGAGGTTACAGACAAAATTATGAATGTAAACTCTGAAATTAAATTGGCTGAAAAAACAATTGAAAATGTTCACCAGTCTCTTCAAAAATTAAATGCCATGGAACTTAGATTCGATGGATACGAATACTATTTAAAATGTGTAAAACGTGATGGTATTCCATATAACCTTATTTCGGAAATTTTACCTAAATTAGAAGTTGAAATAAATAACATTCTTTCTCCGATTGTAGATTTCCAAATTCTATTAAATACTGATGGCAAAAATATCAACTCATTTATTGCTTATTCTGATACCGAATATTGGCCATTAGAACTTACAAGTGGTATGGAAAAGTTCATTTCATCCCTTGCCATTAGAACAGCTCTAATAAATGTATCTAATTTACCACGACCAAACTTTATCGCAATTGATGAAGGATTTGGGTCATTAGATACGGACAACTTTAATTCTCTATATTTATTATTTGATTACTTAAAAACTCAATTCGATTTTATTATCACGATATCTCACATTGATAAGACGCGAGACATGGTAGACCAAATAATCGACATCAATAAAATAAAAGGGTTCTCAAAAGTATCATACTTATAAGAAACCATGGAGTCCGTTAATGGCATTAGAACTAAAAAAAAGGTCTAAACTATTTTTAAATAAAATAGCAGGTGCTACTGACCTGTCATTTGATGATGGTGTTAGGTTATTTGGCATATCTAATCTTCCTGAATTTCTTGGAGAAGGTAAAAACTCGTTTAGGATAAAACCTACGCGATTTAAAAGTCGTAGTCGTATTGAAATCGAAGTTTTAGATAGAGATGGTAATCCTATCTATTGGGAAACTTCTATATATAAAGATTCTGATAATTCAAGTTTAGTATCAATTTGGGTATACAACTTACCAACTAATAAAAGATATAACACGCCGGATGGGCCTGCTACAATTGTCATAACAGCCACTGCGGTTAATGACACTCCTTTAAGATGGTCATATCCATTAAATGTTGTAAAGTCAAGACAATCGCCATCTGATATAGTATTTAAAACACAACCTAACTTTACAATTAGCTCAAGTGTTGAAATATTTACAAATAAATTAGTTTCAAATAATCAACTAATAACAGTTACGGATGAGATTGATGTTTTTTACAAAAAATCTACATATGGTAATACTGTTACTTTAGAGTATGAATCGTTAACTCCATTTAATAAAGAAATGGTAGGTGGTATTGTTTATGCTGATTTGTCTAATGTAGTTTTATTTCCAAGATTAGGGGGTGGTCAAACACAACCAACACAATTTACCGCAAGTGTTCTTGAAGTATCATCATCAAATGTAATGCGTATTGATAAGCCAATCACTACAATTGATACTCGTTCAGTTGGTTCAATACATACCTATGACTATTCCGATGGGCTTGTAAACATAAATGTAGAATATTACTCAACCGGCTCGGATACTCCTACTCAAAATCAAATTGCTTTTGCAAATATTTCACTATCAGATGTCAATCCGATTTCTGGTAGAATTTATTCAGTAAGAACTTCGATAAAATCAGATGGATTATTAAATTCAGACTATTCTACAATTGGCGAAACTCAAATAGAAAATACTTCATCATTTTCATACAAAGTTCCCATTCCAACAGAACAATTAAATGACCCAAAAACATTACGATTACAATTTGTAAATGAATTGGGTAATGTATCTACAACCGAAATTGAAATATCATCAGTTGTATTTACAGGCGGTAATGTTTATATAGCTGGTAATCAATCCCTAATTACAGGCTCATTTCATATTGGTAATGCTATTGGAACGGGCATCGAAATGTCAGGTAATTCAAGTGGATATCTTAAATCAGTAGGATATCAAGGCATCACCTCTGCGTCTCTTGGTAAAGGGCCAGGTGGGTTTCTTATTTGGAGTGGTAGTGGTAATCTTCAAATTGGAGCAGACCAATACCCCGGCGTAGGAATGGAAATGGTGTCCGCTGGTGGTTCATCAAGCTTCTTCTTTACAACTCATGATGGTGGTAATCTTAAAGTGATTACGGATGAGTTTTTTATTGGAACAAAAGACACGCAATTTATTAGTGGTTCAAATGGTAATATAGAAATTAGTTCATCATTTTTTCATCTAAACCCAAAAGATAGCGAAGCTATAATCGGTGGATTTGTTGTAACTCCAACCGCAATAAGTTCATCAACTATTATTGCAAACCTTGGACCAGCCTTAGCATTTAAATCAAATGGTGACATTACAGGTTCCAATGTTTTAATTAAACAACGAGTATCATCTACCAATTATACTATATTAGATACCAAAGCAGGTATTGTTGACGCTAGAAATGTTGGAAGACAAATCGTGTCAGATACATCTGAATATTTCATAACAAGTTCAGCTGGAATTTTTATAGATGTCGCTAGTTATGTCTTTACATTATTGCCCGAAGAAACACATCTTGGTCTTTCTTTTAACGCTATCGCATTAATCGGTGGAGCTAGTATAGCGTCTCCAACTGTATCAGTTACAATAGAAAGTTCTTCTTTTGGGTTAGTTCGTGGGTTAGGACCTATTAATAATTACGACTCTTCATTTGGAGGTGTAACCTCAGTTTTAACCGATACATGGGCTGGTGCTGTTGCGTCTACATTCCCAAGTTCTTCACAATCGAGAACTCCACAACTAACAAACGCGGTAGCATTACCATCAAATTTTAATGGACATTTGTGTAAACTAACATTAGCGTTAAGATTGAATACATCAGGAACGCCTGATACAAACACAAAACTTAAAATTAAAAACATTTCAATAATTACTACAAGACAATTTTCTGCAGACTTTGGAAATGGTGACGAAATCGCAGTTGAATCACCTACTGAAAGTATATAATTTTAATTGTATAATTTAGGATATTTATTATCATGGGACAATTAATTAAAGAGTGGGTTAAGGAAAGTATCTTAACCGAAAATATTAAAAAAACAATTGTGACTTATGTGGGTCGGTTTCAACCATTCCATAAAGGTCACTATGCTACATACGAACATTTAGTAAAAAAATTTGGTAAAGATAATGTTTATATTGGAACTTCTGATAAAATAGAAATTCCAAAGTCTCCTTTTCGATTCAAAGAAAAGGTAGAAATTATGACTACTATGTTTGGAATACCAAAAAATAAAATTGTAGAAGTTAAAAATCCATACGCTCCAAAAGAAATTCTTGATAAATTTGATGAAAATACAACTGCATTTATTACGGTAGTTGGTGAAAAGGATAGTGGTCGTTTGGGTGGTAAATACTTTAGACCTTATAAAGGTGTTGTTGATATACCTGTAAAAGATGGTGGGTATGTTTATGCATCTCCTGCTCAAAAAAATCCGTTAAGTGGAACTGAAGTTAGAAGTGGTATGTCAAATCCAAATGAAGAATTACGGATAAAGTTTTTTAAAACAGCATATCCAAAATTTAACCAAAAGATTTTTGATTTGGTTTCATCTAAAATGATTAAAGTTGAATCCGTAATGGAATCATTTTTTCAATCGTTTGATATTAAATCACTTTTAGAAGGTTCTCTTTATGGAGCCGATGCCGGTGAGCCAGATACTATGTTTGTATTGCCAGGAAAAACCCGTAAACTTGGAAAGAAAAATCCAGGTCAAAAAGACGATGTGTGGTTTGTAAATGGTGGTTGGACTCAACTACATTTTCCAAAAGCCGATGTTATTATTTCAAAAGATGCAAAGGGAACATCAGATTACTATCAATACTCTTCAAGAAGAAATATCAGAAATAATACTGATTTAGAAATTCCACCTGTAAGCGATGACTTTACAACGGCAAAACAAGGTAGGAAACAAATTGATGTTCAAGACCTTAAAACCGAAGGTTCTACTATGAATCCTATTTCGTTAGCTATGGTAGATAATGGCCCTGCATTTTCGTGGGCTAGTAAAGAACAATATCAAAAAGCAAATAACGAAGTTGCAAAACGATTGGGATTTGAAGTGGTTGATTGGATATTAGGAACTGATTTAGAAACACAATTTGTTCAAGACCGACCAACACAAGTTTCTTATTACCCAAAAAGTAATAGACCCGCAAATAGGGATTACTCTGATTGGAAATCTGATATTGAAAAAACAGCCACCGCTGTTGGTATTAAGTTTATAAATTTCCTTGATAAAAAAGAAATTGGATTAAGCGAAGGTTTGTTAGTCGAGGGTGGCGCGTATGGTCATATGGCTCACCCATTTGATACTGAAATGAATTTAACTTTTGGTGATTTAAAACAAATCATCAACGGAGCCCTAACAGGTGAGTTAGAACTTGCAAGAGAAAAAACCGATGGTCAAGCCCTTGCAATTTCGTGGAGAGATGACATGGGTTTAATTGCTGCACGAAATAAAGGACATCTTGCAAATCGTGGTGAAAAAGCATTAGACATTAGTGGGGTCGCTTCCAAGTTTGGTGGTAGAGGTGGATTAACTGACGCCTACAACTTTGCAATGAAAGACCTCACATCAGCTATTAAAGGTCTATCAAAAGCACAAAGAGACAAAATCTTCAAACAAGGTGCAAAGTTTATGAACCTTGAAGTAATCTGGCCAACATCGGTAAATGTCATTCCGTATGGTCAAGCCCTATTGATATTCCACAATACAACTGAATACAATGAAGATGGTATAGCGATTGGCGCTGACCAAAGTGATGCAAAAATTCTTGCTGGAATGATTAAACAAATCAATCAAACTATTCAGTCAAAGTATACTATTCAAGGACCACCCGTGACTCAATTACCAAAGTCACAAAAACTTACTTCTTTAAAATCAAAGTTTGATGGTCAGTTGGGTAAACTTCAAAAAGAATTTAACTTGAAAGATACTGATGGTGTTGCAGAATATCACCAAAAGTGGTGGGAAAACTTTGTAGATACAAAATCACCATCAACACTTGATAATAGAACTAAAATGGGTCTTGTAAAACGATGGGCGTTTTATGATAAGGGATTTCGTTTAGATGGTAAAAGTATAGAAGACCCAAAGGTATTGTCTTGGGCACAAGGTATAGATAAAAACGACCATGCTAAAATCGCCAAGGATAATATTAGACCATTTGAAGATATTTTCTTGGGAGTAGGTGCTGAAGTGCTTTCGTTTATGAGTTCAGTTTTAACTGTAAATCCTGATACGGCTGTTAGAAATATGAAAGACCGACTTGACCAAACAGTTAAAGATGTTCAAAAAGCAGGAGACCCAAAGAAAATTGCAAAATTAAAATTAGAATTACAAAGACTTGCTGCTATTGGTGGTAAAGACAAAATTGTTCCTAATGAAGGTATCGTATTTGTATATAAGGGTAATACTTACAAACTCACAGGTACATTTGCGCCACTTAATCAAATTTTAGGACTTTTCTACGAATAATAATATACTTATATATTGATAAACTACACTAAAAAGTTATGGCAAAATTAAATAATGTAAAGGCAGTTAAAGAAATGATTGCTGGAACACACCGAACTCAAACCAAAACGACTGTTTCATTTGGGGAAAGTAAGGACTTTATCAAACGAGAAGTTGGTGACCAATGGACCGATGATGAAGAAAACATTTGGGAACAAAAAAAAGGATACAAAGTTAAACTTGGTAAACTTTCAGAGTTAAGAAAAGAACTTAACACATTCCCAAAGTGTCGTAAAGAGGTTTGCACCTGCACAACCTTAAATAGAAATGATGTGAAGATGAAATCTCTTCACGGAATGTGTTTTGATTGTGTTATTGATATGGAACATCAATTAAAAATTGAAGGAAAATATGAAGAATACGAACGACAAAAAATGTTAGATAATGGTAAAGCCTGGTTAAAACAGGCCGAACTTGAAAAAGAAGCTTTGAAAGCGGCATTAAATACCAAATTCATTAACGAAGATGGTTCGGTTGAGGATTGGGATGGTGTGTCGTGGGAAGTTATGGAAAAAAAAATAGAAGAAGAGTTTTATACTTTTAAAGAAAACTTTATTAAAAGGTTAGAAACGCAGAGTGAAAATAAATGAAGGTGAATACATGAAATTAACTGAATTACTTAACGAAGATGCAGCCATGAATAAAATGGTTAAATCTTTATTAGATAAAGAATTAAAGGATTTATCTAAAGGTAGACCAAACCACCAATTTGCAGTAATGCACATTTTGATGGGAGCATTAACCGATGCTAACTTCCATTCGGAATCAAAGAAGGTTCCTGTCCTATTCGGTTCAAAGGCAAAATACGAAGGTGACCCAATGGCGGAGAAGGACCTTATACAAATGTATCAATATGATTTGGGTACCGATGTTGCAAATATTTGTAAGTGGGATGGTAAAGATATCGTAAATGCAATTGGATTTTATGTATCAATGACTATTGGAAGACCCATGGGTGAGAAAATTGAAAAGTTGGTAGAATCTAAAGGCATGAAAATATTTAAAGAATCAGCATACCTTAACGAATCAAATTACCAAACATATCATAAATCATTTTCATCAGCCGCAGACGCAGCTAGAACATATGCCGAGAAAAAAGGATTTAAAATTGATGAAGATGATTGGCAAACACAAGTTGCACTCGGTGGAAAATATTCACGTTCAAGACCTGGTATAGGTAAAACTCATTCATTTACGGTTGGACTTCTTAAAAATGATAAACCACAAAGAAAAGGTTTAAATTTTTCCGTTTATGGAATGGAAAGTGGTAATTTTGAATTAACCGCTTATATTAATTAAGGAATTATTATGAATAAAAAAAAATTCGTAAACGAAAATGGTCCATGTTGGGATGGGTATAAACAAGTAGGAATGAAAATGAAAAGTGGTAGGGAAGTTCCTAATTGTGTTCCTGAATCAGTTGAAATGAACGAAGAAAACGAACCAACTAATCCCGCACTTTGGAGTAGAGCAAAATCAGCTGCAAAAGCTAAATACGATGTTTACCCATCAGCATATGCTAACGCATTTGCATCTAAGTGGTATAAAGAAAAAGGTGGAACTTGGAAAACTAAGTCAGAATCAGTAAGCGAAAGATTTGATAAAACCCACCTTGATATGTTAAAGCAGGCATATAACGACATTAATAAAATCAACCCAAATAGTCCAGCGTATAATCGTTTAATTACGATGTTGGACAAGTTGCCTAAAGATGAATTACAACAAATTGCAGACGCTGATATTAAGTTTCTTTCTTTGTTAGCAAAAAATCGTTTGATGAAAAACGAACAAGAAATTTATAGTGTTAAAGAGGGTAATGCTTTTACCGGTGCTTTGTTTAACGCACGAAAAGAAGGTTTAACCGAATTTGAATTTAACGGAAAAATGTATCCTGTTAAAGAGGCAAATGATGAAACGATTGCAGAGGTAATTAAAATGAAAAAATCAATGAATGAGCGTATTTCACCAAAGGATATGGAAGCCATTAAGTCAGCAGTTCAATCAGCGTCTTCGTTTATGAATATTGGGTCAGAGTTGAAAAAAACAGGCATACGATACATCTTCGCCACATCACCAATGCCAATTTATATAGTGCAAGATAAGAGTGGTAATAGAGTTGGTATTGTAAATAAAAAATATGCAACCAAACCTGATTTCGTAGTAGGCGATACTGCTGTGGGTGTGATGGAAAATAAAGTAAACGAAGCCAACAAAGGTGATTTTGAAATAGGTGATTTTGTTCATTTTAAATCTGCAAATAAAACCGGAATGGTAAAAAAAATTAGTGGTGATACGGTTACGATTATGACCATGAAGGGTGAATTTAATGGTAATCTTAAAGATGTAAAAGTTCTTTACCAAGACGAAGTAATTCCATCAGTAAACGAAGATTTTAAATCAGTTGTTGGTAAAACTGTATTTTCTGATGGTAAAGGTAAACTTCACTTTGGATACTATAAAGAAGATGATTCAGCTTATTTTGTAGATTACAAAACTTGGGCAAAGTTAGGTATGAAAGATGTATCTAAAGGTGATACTAACAAAGACAAAGTAGTAAGTGCTATTCTTAAAAATCAAAAACAATTCAACAAAAAAGTTGAGTATAATATGTGGGCTAAAAAGACTAACCCATCATTTGAAGAAAAAATGGATTGGTTCATTAAAAATGGTTGGATATCAAATATCAACAAGGGTGGTATTAAAGAATCCGTAAACGAAGCAGTGCCAAGCCAAACAAAATGGGCAGTAGCAATTGCTTCATTAACTGCAACAAGACCTGAAGGAGTTCAAAAGTTTATTGATGATAATAATTTAGATTCTACAAAACTATACTCATATCTAAAAAAAGGTAAACTTTCAGATAAAATGGATTTTGTAACTGCAATGGTTGGGAATCCTGGTAACAAAATCCAAAAAATGATTATTTCCAAGTTTGGAATGAAAGAATCAGTAAACGAAGGTGTTAAAATTTCATTATTTGACCCTAACAAAAATAAAATTTTAAAAACATTATCGGTTGACAGAAATTACAGAGAAGCTGAAAAAGAAGTTGAAACTCTAAATAAAAGATTATCAGCATCAGAAAAGAATAAAGGATACTATTGGAAAGTGACCACAATCGGAGAATCAGTAAACGAAGCTCTACTTCCAGCCGATACGAAAGTAGTTAAGGCATTTTTTGATAAAAAACCTTTAGAAGGTAGAAACTTAAATACGGATGGTAAGGTATTAAAAACTGCCGGAATTGGTTCACAAGAAATGTATACCCATACTCCAAATGGAGTTAAGATGGTAGGTAAAATTACTGGCAAATATGCACAAAGTTTAGTTCAGTTTGTAAATAAAAATTACAAAAGTGATTTAGTTGAATCAGTAAACGAAAATACTAATCGTGCAAATATATTAGGTATAGATTTTGATATAAGTGAGACAAATGGAAAAATATTGTTTTCTTTTAAGGATAAAAAGGCAGCAAGTATTGCAGTTAGAAAAATAGGAACTAACAAAATAGTAAATCATATACAAAAAAGTTTGGATACTGCATACGGTAAGGGTGAGTTTTTCTTTAGAGGTGGAAGCCATGCTGAATTTCAAAATGGATACTTATTCCAAAGAACTATCGGTAATATAAACCTTAATAAACTCAAATTTGAATCAGTAAACGAAGCTTCATTGAGTGATATTGATATTATTGCACAAGAAGCAAAAGATTTTAAAGATTTTGTAATTCAATTTTATAAAGAATACAAAGATTTTCCAAAAACTAAAGAATCAATGAAGTGGTTAGCTGGTGTCTATAAAAATAGAAGTAAGATGGAAGGTTTGAAATAAAATGAAAACTAACAATCTTAAAAAATTAATCAAAGAAGAATACCATAAAGTAAAGAATTTTATGGAAACTCAATATGGATTTACTCCTGAATTAGGTAAGGTGTATGGTAACCCATATGTTAACTCATTTAAAAATGAAGCGAGTGATAGTGAAGAAAAAGAATTTCATACTAAACTTGATAAATTAGTTCACAAAACATTTGGTAAAAGTCCTGAAGAGAAAAAAAACGAAGGTGGTGAATCTGACTCTGACATGGCAGTAGACCAATTGGAAATATCAATTAAAAAAGCACAAGAATTAATTACAAAACTTCGTGGTAAGGGTAATTTAGAACCTTGGGTTCAATCACTAATTACAAAAGCAGAAGATTACATCTCAACAGTATCGGATTATAGTGAAGTTAACGAGTATGATGTAGAAAATTACCAAGACCTAAGAGAATTTGCTCAATTTATGGCTGAATATAAAAGTCAAATCAATGAAGCAGAATACCAAGGTAGAAAAGTAAAACTTGGTAAGATTATGCAAGGTGATGTTAAAAAATTCAAAGTATATGTTAGAAATGACAAAGGTAATGTTGTTAAGGTAAACTTTGGTCAAGGTGGTGATGCTAAAGGTGGAACGATGCGAATTCGTAAAAATAATCCTAAAGCAAGAGCATCATTTAGAGCTAGACACAATTGTGATAATCCTGGTCCAAGGTGGAAAGCAAGATATTGGTCTTGTAGAAAGTGGTAAATAAAATTATAAAAAAAATAAGTTATGAAATTGTATCATACATACATTATTGGAGAAACGCCTCCAAGTGAACTTGAATTATTAGTTCAATTAATTTCTGTATTAAATCACAAATATAGAAATCCAAAAATTCCAATTACATTTGCCACCAATAACGAAAGTCTTTCTTTTTATAAAAAAATAGGAATTTTAAAATTTTATGATGATGTCATTACTGATGTTTTTGATGATTATCCAAGTGATATGATATCTAAAAACTTTTGGGCAAGTCCTAAATTATGGTTAATGAAAAAAATAAATACCCCATTTACCATAATTGATACCGATTTAGTTTTACATACACCCATATCTGAATTTTCAAATAATTCTATATCATATTTACATAAAGAATTTCAAGCTGGATATTTAAGACCACACGAAGTTACTTTACCACCAAATTGGGATTGGGGTAATTTAAAAATATATTTCAAATCAGCATTACCTATAAATGTCTCTGTTATATCATTTAATGATATGCAGTTTAAAAATTATTATGCAGATACATATTTTGATTTTGTTTTAAATAATAGTGGTGATTATACATTTGAAGATTCGACATACATAGCAAATAGCGGAATGCAGACATTTGCAGAACAATACCTTTTATCAGCTTTAATTTTAAAATATAAAGAAGAAATGAATCCAAATTTTATTTCTAATTGTATATCCAAATCCGTATTTAGTTTTAGTAAATTCTATAATTACAAAAACCTCGACTCTGAATTAGACACAAATCTTGACGAATATGTTTATCATCTTTGGGGTGCAAAAAATTATGTAAATGAAGTTGATAATCACTTTTATAAAGATGCATATCACCAAATAACTGAAAACGGAAAATCATTATTACAATCGTTTGGAATGTGGGACTCATCCAAACTTATATTTAATACCTTAAAATCTAAACTAAAAGTTCCAAACTATAATAATTAATTTTATTTACATACTTATAGTTAAATACTCTGTTTAATACAAAAGAAAAAATTATGAAAAATTGGTTAAAGAAAACTTGGAACTGGCTACTTGGTAAAACTACAGTAGATGAAAAAGTTGTCGAAGTAATTAAAGAAGTAAAAAAAGACATTGAAGTTATCAAGGTTCGCACTAAGAAATTTACTGAAGATGTTAAAGATGTAGTAACGGATACTTCTAAAAAAAATACATCCAAATCTACCACTAAAAAAAATACATCAAACTCATCTACAAGTGGTAGTGCTTCTGCTGGAAATTTAACTCCAAAGCCAAATACAAAAAAGCGTTATTACAAAAAGCCAACGGTTAAGAAATAAATGAAAAAACTAAATACATCTCAATGGATTATTGTATGTTTGATAGGTGTTCTTATTTATCAACAATTTTTTAAAACCGATGGTTATAAAAAACAATATGAAAAGATGTTGAAAGAAAAAGAAGATTCATATAAAGTAGAAATCGAAAGATTAAACGAAGTTAATGATTCTTTATTTACTTTTAATAGTGAACTCATTAAAGACATTGATGTTATTGATGATAAGATTGATGAAAAAAATAAACAATTAGCTAATTTGAGAATAAAATATGCAGAACAAGTTAATAAGCTTGATGATATGTCTGATGATGAGCTCGCCACTACATTCGCAAACACTTTTAAGTGATTCGATTGTAGTTCCAACTCGGGCAGTTAAAAACGCTCTCATCGTAAAACAACAACATGATACCTGCCATGTTGTTCTTACTATTACACAAGAAAAAATTGTGTTGTTGGAAGATAAGTCCGACAAACAAAACCAATTGATTTTAAATTTAAATAAAATCATTACAAACAAAGACGCTGTAATTGTTGAAAAAGATAAAATAATTACAATAAAAGAAGAACAAATCGAAATTCTTAAAAAACAAAAACGTTCAAAGTTTTGGAACGGTGTGGGTCTTGGTAGTTCAGTTGGTATCGCTGTAGCGGTTATCTTATTAGCACTATAAATGAAAATATATGAGTCAAAAATCACTCAAAGACCTAATTAGGGAAGAATATATTAAATGCGCTAAAGATCCTGTATATTTTTTTAAAAAGTATTGTTACATTCAACACCCATCACGAGGAAAAATTCTTTTTAATCTTTACGATTTTCAAGAAAATTTAATGCATGATGTTGAAAAAAATCGTTTCAATGTAATATTAAAATCAAGACAATTAGGTATCTCAACTCTTTCAGCCGGGTATTCACTCTGGCTAATGTTGTTTCATGAAGACAAGAACGTATTGGTAATCGCAACTAAACAAGAAGTAGCTAAAAATCTTGTAACGAAAGTTCGATTCATGCACCAAAACTTACCATCATGGTTAAAGGGGCAAACTGAAGAAGACAATAAACTATCACTTCGGTTAAAGAACGGGTCTCAAATTAAAGCAACTTCAGCTGCAGGCGATGCTGGTCGTTCTGAAGCCTTATCTATGTTAATTATTGACGAAGCTGCATTCATTGATAACATTGAAGATATTTGGACATCTGCTCAATCGACTCTTTCAACAGGTGGTGGTGCTATTGTTCTTTCTACTCCGAATGGCGTAGGTAATTGGTTTCATAAGGTATGGGTTCAGGCAATGAGTGGGGAACAATGGAACCCCATTAAACTTCATTGGACTGTTCACCCCGATAGAAATAAAAAATGGCGAGAAGAACAAACAAAATTACTTGGCGAAAAGGGAGCAGCTCAAGAATGTGATTGTGACTTTATTAGTTCAGGTTATACGGTAGTTGAAGGTCCTACTTTAGAATGGTATGAACAAACTTATGTAAAAGACCCATTAGAAAAAAGAGGGTTTGATGGTAACTATTGGTTATGGGATTATCCAAATTATTCTCGTGATTATGTTGTTGTAGCGGATGTATCTCGTGGAGATTCTAGTGACTATTCCGCATTTCATGTTATTGATATTGAATCGGTAGAGCAAGTTGCAGAATATAAAGGTAAGATTGAAACCAAACAGTTTGGTGCAATGCTTACATCAATTGCTGCTGAATGGAATAATGCAATGTTGGTGATTGAAAACGCAAATATTGGATGGGCTGTAATTCAAGAAGTAATTGACAGAAACTATCAAAATTTATATTACTCTTATAGAGAAGTTGGATACATTGATGATGATATTCATCTTCGTAAAGGTTGGGATTTAAAACGAAAAGAAGATATGGTTCCTGGCTTTTCAATGACATCAAGAACACGACCTCTTGTTGTTTCTAAACTTGATACCTACATGAGAGAACGAACTCCAATTATACACTCAAAACGATTAATTGAAGAGTTATTTGTATTTATCTGGAATGGGTCACGAGCTGAAGCTCAACGAGGATATAATGATGATTTGGTAATGTCATTTTCTACTGGTCTTTGGGTTCGTGATACTGCATTAAAATTAAGACAACAAGGTATTGATTTAAGCAGAACCGCATTAAATCATATCACAAAAACAAGTGGTGGTGTGTATAATTCAAATATGGGTAATAGAAACCCATGGTTACAAAAAGACAGCCATGGTCAAGACATGGATTTGACTTGGTTACTTTAATTTGGTATTTAACTTTATTTTTTGTATATTTATACTTTGTAAAAGGACACATTTTCATTTAGAAAAAAAATATGGCAGATACATCATTATTTGGAAGGCTTAGAAAACTATTCGCTACCCAAGTCGTTGTAAGACGAATTGGTAAGGGTAGGACACAAGCCATAGATACGCAGAGACTACAATCATCTGGTAATATTCGTGGCACATCATATTACGATAGATATGGTCGTATGCACACATCTCGTAGAAATTGGGAAACTTATAATAACCAATTCAATTACCACTCAAACAAATTAGAATTATATACGGATTATGAGGCGATGGATAAAGATTCTATTATCGCATCTATTTTAGATATTTATTCGGATGAGTGCACTTTGAAAAACGACATGGGTGATGTAATTCGTATTAAATCTTCCGATGAAAACATTAAAAAAATTCTTCACAACTTATTTTACGATGTATTAAACATTGAATTCAACCTTTGGTCTTGGATTCGTGGTATGAACAAGTATGGTGATTATTATTTACATCTTGACATTGAAGAAGGAATTGGTATTGTAAATGTGTCACCATTATCAGCATACGAAATTGAACGAGAAGAGGGTTTTAATGAAGAAAATCCATATGAAGTTCGGTTTAAGTTATCATCCATGTCAAGTCCTTATTCAGCTAATACAAAAAGCTCTGGACATTACTTTGAATTCTATCAGATTGCGCATTTTCGTTTAATGGCTGATACGAATTTCCTACCATATGGTCGTTCTTTGTTAGAAGGTGCTAGAAAAACTTGGAAACAATTAACTCTTATGGAAGATGCTATGATGATTCATCGAATCATGAGAGCGCCTGAAAAACGAGTATTTAAAATTGATGTAGGTAATATCCCACCATCCGAGGTTGATAATCATATGCGAGCCATCATTGACCAAATGAAAAAGATTCCATATCTTGACCAAAATACAGGCGATTACAATCTTAAATTTAACTTGATGAATATGCTGGAGGATTACTACCTACCAGTTCGTGGTGGTCAAAGTGGAACTGAAATTGATTCTTTAAGTGGTATGGAATTTGGTGGTATTGATGATATTGAATACCTAAAAAATAGAATGATGGCTGCTTTAAAGGTTCCTAAAGCATTTATCGGATATGAAGAGGGTGTGGAAGGTAAGGCAACACTTGCTCAACAAGACATCAGATTTGCAAGAACTGTTGAAAGAGTGCAAAGGATTGTTTTATCAGAACTTACAAAAATTGCAATTGTTCATCTTTACTCACAAGGATATGAAAATGAAGACCTTGTTAATTTTGAGTTAGAACTTACAAATCCATCTATTATCTACGAACAAGAGAAAGCCGCCTTGTGGTCGGAAAAAGTTACTTTAGTTCGTGATATGAAAGACCTTAAAATGATATCTCAAGAATGGATGTATAAAAACATTTTTAATATGTCAGATGATGAATGGAAGATAGAACAAGGTAAAGTTATTAACGACCTTAAACTTACGTTTAGACAAGAGCAAATTACCAATGAGGGTAATGATCCTGTTAAGACAGGAGAATCGTTTGGAACACCACATGACCTTGCTGCTCTTAATCTCCAAGATGAACAGGAGGGTGGGTCTGAAGAAGGGGGTCAGCCTGGCGCTGGTCGGCCTACTGAAGGTGGAACATTTGGAACTGATGAAAATAATTTTGGTAGAGACCCGTTGGGTGCAAAAACTGATATTGGTAGGGATTCTACTTTTCATAAATTTAAAAATTCAGCATTTGCTACCGAATCTAGCAATGCTTTAAAAGTATCTTTAAGAAACAAAAAACTTAAATCATCTTCAATTATACTTGAATCGTTGAAAGACGATAATTTCAAACAAGAAGTTGGTATGATGGATGAGTCAAAGTTATTGGATGATGTAATTTAACTATATTTATAAAGTAGAACAATAATTAGAAAGTTTGGAATGAATAAACTTAAACACAGCAAGTTTAAAAATACAGGTATTTTATTTGAATTACTTGTAAGACAAATTGCATCGGATACTTTGGCCGGAAAGGATTCTCTCGCGTTAGAAGTTATTAAAAAACACTTTAAAAGAGGAACTGAGCTTTCTAAAGAGTTAAAAATGTATCAAGCTTTAACAAAAGAAAATTTTGATACGCAATATAAAGCTCAAGAATTTGTAAATATTATTCTTCACGAAAGAACAAATTTAAATGATGGAATCCTCCGTAGACAAAAGTATAATTTAATTAAATCAATTAAAGAGTCGTTTGTCATGGAAGATTTTTTTAAATATCGCGTATCAAATTATCGCGAAATGGCATCCGTTTATAAAATGTTTGAACATACTCAATCAGTATCACCTAAAGAATATGTTGAATGCAAAAATGTGATTTTGGAAATTATCACTAAAAATGATGTTGAAATTGTAACTGAAACTTCTGATAAAGAATACTTATCACAACCTAAAGAAGTGCGTATGCTAGCATATAAGTTTTTAATTGATTCATTTAACTCAAAATATACAATTCTTTCAGAATCTCAAAAAACAATTCTTCGTAATTATATCAATAATGTAGACAATTCTGATAAATTAAGAAAGTTTGTATTGTTAGAGGTTAAAAAATTAAAAACTGAATTTAATAAATTAAAAATTAGCGATAAGGTTACACAAATCAAATTAAATGAAACGATAAACCTTATGGATAATATTACATCATCAAAAGTTATCAGCGAAAATCAAGTTCTTTCGTTGTTAAGATACCACGAGCTTTTACACGAATTAAAAAAGGGTTAAAATGTCTAAATTTTTAATGGAACAATTGGAATCTAAATTTAAACAATTGGAATCCGAAAAAGAAATTGAAGAAGCAAATGTAACAGCAAACCTTGATGGTGGTGCTGGTCCACCAAGAACTCCACGAGCTTTTGCTAAAAGTGAAGATGATATGGACAATGACCATATTGAAGTATTAGGTTATAAAAAATCTAAAAAATCAAAACAACATTTTGAATCAGTTTCTAAATTAGAATCTAAATTAGAGAGTTTGATTGAGGCTACTTATAGAGCATACAAAAAAGATGAGTCAATGTCGGCCAAGAAAAAGGTTAATTTGGCTATTAAAGAAATCAATCGTAAATTATACGAAGTAGAACAACTTATAAACCAAAATTCTAAATTAAAAACAGAAATGGGAGTAAGCCAAGGACATTTTTGGGAATCAACAAAAATTCGTTTTGGAAAAATTTCTGAAAGAATGTTAAAAATTTCTCGTAACATTAAAGAATTAGGTGCATAATATGGGTTGTGGTTGTAACAAAAAAAATATTAATGAGTCTCTTGAGGTTAATGACCTTGAGACTATCAGATTAATGATTCGTAGAGAAATAGCACGAATTTTTTTTGATTTATACCGTAAAAGACAAGTTTGGGAGAAATAATGAAGCAATTACTCATGGATGTAATGGTGTTTGAAGTAACACCGACTATGCTTAAAGAGGCTGAGGATAAGTCAGGTCGTTTTTTGGTAAAGGGTGTATTGCAAAGAGCAAACGCTAAAAACCAAAATGGTAGAGTATATCCTAAAAACATTCTTGAAAGAGAAGTTGAAAAATACAAAGGTAGAGAAATTAAACAAAATCGTGCATATGGTGAATTAGACCATCCTGAATCTGCTGTTGTAGAATTAAAAAACACATCGCATATTGTTCGTGAAGTATATTGGAATGGTGATGATGTTGTAGGTACGGTTGAAATATTAAATACTCCAGCTGGAAATATTCTTAAAGAAATTATTAAAGCGGGATGTACTGTTGGTATCTCATCAAGAGGTATGGGGTCAGTAAAACAAATTGGCGAAGATACTGTAGCAGTTGAAAATGATTTTGATTTGATTTGCTGGGATTTTGTCTCTAACCCATCTACCCATGGCGCTTTCTTATCGCCAACAAATGAAGGTATCATCAAAGAAGGTGTTACTAAAA